GAATCTTTCAGAAGCGGGTGCAAAAGCAGAAACCAATACTAAAAATGTTGGCAAGGCGGCTAAAAGCACAGTAGCGCCTATGAAAAACATGCGCGCTCAAGCACAGCAAGCTTCCTATCAGTTGCAGGATATTGCAGTTCAGGCGCAAATGGGAACAAGCGCCTTTACTATTATTGGCCAGCAGGGTTCTCAGTTAGCGTCCGTGTTTGGCCCCGCAGGTGCGGTTACTGGTGCGTTAATTGCTTTTGGTGCAATTATTGGTGGCTTCTTGTGGGACTCAATGAATAAATCTGGCGATGCCGCCGAAGATCTTGCCGCTCGCATGGAAACTCTTGCTGATAGATTTGATAATGCAACTAGAGCGCAAAAGTCCTTCTTGAAAGCTGAGGCAGCAAAAACAATATCCGAAAACAAGGAAGAAATAAAATCACTTAACGAGGAGATGGCTAAGCTTAATAATAACAAGTTTGACTTGTCTGAGATTTTTAGTGGAGATCTTACCTATCAGGAAAGGGTTGATAAAACAAACGAACTATTAGCTAAAATTGATGAGTTAAATATCGCCAACAAAGAAACCGCCGAATCAGTTGACGGGACTAGCGATAAAACCGCAGCGTATGTTTTAAAGCTGACAGAGCAAGCTGATGTGCTGGGCTTTACAGCAAAACAACTGGCTCAATATAAAATCAACCAATTAGGCGCTACGGGAGCTGATGCAGATGCAATTCACGAAAAATCTCGTTTAATCTTTTTATACGAAAAAGAGCAAGAGGCGCTTAAAGAAGCTGCAAGGCAAAAAACAAAAGATGAGGCTGAGACTAAAAGGCTAGATGCAGCTAAAGTACGCTCCGCAGCTAAAGATAAGACTGAAGCAGATCGAAAAGCAAAACAGCTAGTTACAGATAAAGCTAACGCTGAAAATCGTTTATTGCAAATTGCACAATCAGGAATGGACGAAGCAGAGCTTCTTAAATCTATAAACGATGAAAAAGGCAAGGTTCTTGCAGATGACTATACTAAGGGGCTAATAGACGAAGAACAGTTCTTGATTGCGTCCCAGCAGTTAAATGAAAAGTACAGTAAAGATGGCATTGCTCTTGCCGCAGCGGAAGCTCAAGCTAAATCAGATATTCAGCAACAAGTTCTGTCAAATCTAGGTGGTATTGCAGGACAAATGGCTGGTATAGCGGCTGAAGGATCAAAAGAAGCTAAAATCTTGTTTGGAATACAAAAAGCAATAGCTATTGCTCAAATTATTGTTTCAACCGAAGTTGCCGCTCAAGCTGCCGCTGCTCAAGCTGCAATTCTTACTGGCCCTCTGGGTTATTTTGCTACTGCTGCCGGAATTAGAGCCGTAGGTTACGCATCCGCTGGTCTTGTTGCAGGAACCGCTATTGCTGGCGGCAGAGCATTAGGTGGTCAGGTTAGAGGAGGTGAGTCTTACCTTGTAGGTGAGCGCGGCCCAGAGCTGCTGACTATGGGTAGTTCAGGTCGTATTGCTACTAACGAGAACCTAAAGAAAGCTGTTGGATCTGAAAGTGGTCAAGCTCAAACCAATGTTAGTGTAAACTTCAGCATACAGGCTAATGACACTGCTGGATTTGATAGACTACTTAACTCCCGCAGAGGTCAAATTGTATCTATGATTAACCAAGCGGTTAACAATCGCGGAAGAGCGTCTATAACATGAGTGGAACATACCCAGCATCACCCGTATTTGCATCTATCGGGTTTAAGAGCCAGCACTACAACTTGTCTAGTGAAAGCGTTTCAGGTCGCACCCAAGTCAGGAACATTGGCGGGCAGCGGTTTGAGTTTTCTGCTCAGTATTCTAAGCTTAGCCGTGCTGAGTTCGCTCCTGTCATGGCTTTTGTTATGGCTCAGAGAGGCATGGCTGAAACATTCTCTATTGTCCTGCCTGAGATTAGCTCAAAGACTGGAACTGCATCGGGTACTGCGCTAACTAATGGCGCGGCTGCACTGGGAGCCACATCGGTCAATGTTGATGGGTTTACCGGCACTCTAAAAGCAGGTGATATGGTCAAGTTCTCTAACCACACTAAGGTTTATATGATTACCTCAGACCTATCGGGTGCTGGCGCACTAGCCATTCAACCTGCGTTGCGAGTGGCATTAAGTACCAATTCAGAAATGACATATGACAGTGTCCCTTTTACTGTTCGTTTAAACAATGATGTTCAAGCCTATTCTTTAGCCTCCGCATCTTTACTAGACTACGAAGTTGATTTCATAGAGGCAGTTTAATGACAAGATCAATAGACGCAGCAACCATTGCAGAACTTGATAAGGACAATTTTAACCTTGCTACCTTAATTCAATTTGACCTTTCTTCTACTCTGTATCTTACGGATTGGGATAGAAATTTGTCTGCGTTATCACAAACGTGGAATAGTAGTTCGCACTTTTTAGGCGTTGGTGATGTTACTGAAACGTCTAATCTTAGGGTTAACACGATTGACGTTACGTTGTCTGGAGTCGATCAATCCTACGTTTCTATCTTTTTAAGCCAGAACTACATTGACCGGCCTGTTAAAATATACAGGGCTGCAATTGATAGCTCCGATGCCGTTATTGGCACTCCAATATTGTTATTTGAAGGCTTGATAACTGGGTTTGGTATTCAGGATAGTAAAAATACAAGTACTATTACAGTACAGCTTGCTTCTCATTGGAAAGACTTTGAAAAAGAAGTTGGGCGAAAGACTAACAATAATTCGCAGTCTATTCACTTCCCTAGCGACAAGGGCTTTGAGTTTGCGGCTAAAACAATTAAAGATTTAAAATGGGGTCGTAAATAATGGCACTTTTTTGGGCAGCAGTGGCATTTGCAGGTGCCGCAACCGTTTCATACGTCATGGCGCAAAAAGCGCAAAAAGCAGCGCAAAAAGCTGCCGATGCTATGGCTGGCGTTCTTATTAACAAAGAATCTAACATTGAGCCTATCCCTGTCATTTACGGTACTAGAAGAGTCGGTGGTGTGCGCGTCTTTGTATCAACTAAAAACGTATCTGGCGGCGATCCAAATGAATTTTTGTACATAGCTCTCGTTTTAGCGGAAGGAGAAGTTGACGCTATTACAAATATACACATTGATGATAATCCAATATCTGATAGCAAATATAGTGGCCTGTATACAATTAATGTTCATACTGGCGCTGACAATCAAGATTACGATTCTCTTCTCGCGGAAGCTAATGCTGGCTGGACAACCGATCATAAATTAAGTGGAGTTGCTTATTTAGCTATTAAGTTAAAGTGGAATTCTGATGTATTTCAGGGAGTTCCAGATATTACCGCGCTTGTTCGTGGTAGAAAAGTATACGACCCACGATTACCTAGCGCCGCTAACGCCTACAGCACTAACCCTGCTTTATGTTTGCGCGATTACATGACTAACGCAAGATTTGGCAAAGGGCTTTCAGCATCAGTAATAGATGATGTTGCGTTTTCAGCAGCCGCTACAGATTGTGACGAAACTGTAACTTTTTACACTGAGGGTGAAACAGGAAAGATATTTGAGACAAATGCAGTACTGCAAACAGACGAAACATTATTCTCTAACATAGAAAAAATGCTAATGGGCTGCCGTGGGTTTCTGCCTTACACGCAAGGCAAGTACGGATTGATCATCGATAAGTCTAGATCAGTTAGCTACGCATTTGATACAGATACAATAGTTAGCGGAATCTCTATTCAGGGGGAATCAAAAGAAGACAAGTTTAATAGGGTTATTGTTAAGTTTGCTAACCCTGCTGTAGATTATCAGCCTGATCAAGCTACATGGCCTGATGCCGGCTCTAGCGAAGAAACTACATTTTTAAGCGAAGATAATGGCACGTTGTTGGTTACAGATTTAGATATGCCAACAATCACTAACTACTATGCTGCCAGAGATTTGGCAAGAGTCATTCTTAAACGATCTAGAAGTTCTTTGCGCTGTAGTTTTAAAGCTACAAGTGAAGCCTTGCAGCTATCGGTTGGTGATGTAGTTACAGTTACTCACCCTACACCAGCTTGGGCAGCAAAGCCTTTTCAGATAGAGGAGATTACCCTTAACTATGACGGTACTTGCTCTGTTTCTTTGTTGCAATACGATTCAAGCATTTATACCTATGACTTGTCGGCAGAGGAAACCGTATACCCTGAAACCACTTTGCCCAACCCGTTTAATGTTGCTCCAGTTACTAACCTTTCAGCCACTGGGTCTGCGCAGTTAAATGCTGATGGCGGCACTATATCGGCCATCGATGTATCTTTTACATACGCGGCTGATTCTTTTGTTGATTCTTACGAGTTGAACTGGACTGCTTCTGGCGGTGACTCTCAGACTGTTAGCATTTTCAGCAATGAATATACACTGTCAAACTTAGATAGCGCCCAGACTTATAGCATTTCTGTTCGGTCTGTAAGTTCTATTGGCGCACGATCTACCCCTGTAACTATTTCTGGGGTTTCTCCTTCAGTTGACACAACGGCTCCAGCGGTTCCCTCTTCAATTACAGTAACTGGTACATTTAAGGAAATTGGCGTTGCATGGACTAACCCTACAGATTCAGACTTTGCTTACGTTGAGATTAAGCGAGCTGGAACTGCTGTCGAAGGCGATGCAGTTTACATAGCGCAGACAAGCGGTGACCACTATTTAGATAGCCCGTACACCTCTACAGTTACCCGCTATTACTGGTTAAGATCAGTTGACCGGACTGGTAACGCTTCAGCATGGGTTAGCGGCGGTGGCGGCACAGCTATTCAATTAGTAGCCAATGACTTTGATGATGGTGTTATTGCTTTAGATTTTTTGACAAGTGACTTGCAAACAACTATTGGAAATAAAGTAGATACAAGCACTTTTCAGTCTGAGCTTACTCAAATTGAAGGTTTGATTGATTTAAAAGCAAATCAAACAGACGTAAACGTTATTATTGATGAGGTTCAGGATGTTGGTAATACCGCTGATCTAGTAGCAGAGCGAATGCTCACTCTGGCAACAACTCAAAGCGAGCAGCTTGGTATTGTTAGGGATGCTGGGATTACCGTTGACCCTTCTACTGGCTCCGTAACTATTCAAGCTGTTGAGAATTTGCGTTCAGATACGGATACGCAATTTAGTCAGGTAACCATTGATCTTGATGCCGCTGAAGCTGAGATTGTACTTAAAGCCTCCGTAACCTATGTAAACAATGCAATTGCTAATGCTGTACTTGATTCTGCTGACCTTGCTAGTTTGAATGAGCTTGAATTAAAAGTTAATCAAGCAGAGATTGATATTGATGCTGCTGAGGCTGCCATATTATTAAAAGCTGACACAACAGTTGTTAGCGGCATTGATGTTAGAGTTGGTCAAGCAGAAATTGATATTGATGCGGCAGAAGCTGCCATTTTACTAAAGGCATCGAATACTGATTTAAATGCTCTCGATGATAGGGTTGAAACTGCTGAGATTCAAATTAATGCCCTTGATATTCCAAGCATAACGCAGACAGTAGTAGATAGCAGGACTTTAAAGGTAGCAATTGATCGGGATAATATTAGATCATTAAAAGATTTACTTGCTGCATATAAAGGCCGTGAATCTTTGCGGACAGACTTGGCTTTCGCTCAATCAAGCATATCTGCTGACGTTAATGATAATAGGGTAGCTACATCTACACAGCGAACTGAGCTTCTGGGTTTAATTGATGAAAACGAAGCACTTATTTTAACAGAACAAACAGTTAGAGCTGATGAGACAAGCGCACTGGCTTCAAGCATAACCACTTTAAGCGCAACCGTGGGTGAGAATGCTGCAAGCATTGTTACTGAGGCCCAAGCTAGAGCTGATGCCGATGTAGCAATTGTGCAGACTGTTGACGCATTATCGGTGCTGGTTGATGAGAATGCTGGCTCAATTATTGAAGAATCTACTGCAAGAGCTGACGCAGACACTGTAATAGTTCAAACCTCACAGACATTGCTGGCTAGGTTTGGGGTCGCGCAACAAGATACTTATGACCCTTTAACTACTTATGCCTTAGATGATGAGGTAGTTTATTTAGGTGTAGTTTATAAAGCACTTGAATTGACTACGGGCAACACGCCAACAAATACGAATTACTGGCAGTTAATAAACACCGTATCTGCTGATATTGATTCGGCTGTAACTTCAGAATCAGAAGCAAGAGTTTCTGCTGATGAAGCTATTGGTTTAAGAATAGATGCTATTGATGTACTTGTTGATGAAAATGCCGGTGAAATTGTTAATGAAGCTCAGGCAAGAGCAACTGCTGATGAAGTATTAACGTTTACAAATAGAACGTTACTTTCAAGATTTGGAATTGACACCCCAGATACTTACGTGCCTGAAACTACTTATGTTGTGGATGACGAGGTTGTTTATTCAGCGACTCTTTATAAATGTATTTTAGAGTCTACTGGCAACATTCCAACAAACATTACTTATTGGCAAGAAATTGATCCAGTTTCTGCTGATATTGAGGCTGCTGTAAGCGTTGAAGCCTTGGCACGAACTTTAGCCGATGAAGCTATTGCTCAATCTGTAACTACTTTAAGTGCAAGCGTAACAACAAATACTGACAATATTTTAATTGCTTTATCTGATGCTGCAAC